CCTGTAAGACTTGCCGTACCTGCGGGAATAGCATTTCCTGCTGTAAAACCTGCTCCTGTTCCAAAAGTAGTTAAGTTAACAATAATGCCATTTGTGCCATTTACCGTGCCGCAGAATCTGAGGTTTTCTTCTGCTAGTCGTCCGAAACCTACACTAAAAAAACTGTTGCCGTTAAATATACGTAGTTGACCTGTAGATTCCTGAAGCCAAGAAACACCAGCAGGTAAATTAGTTATGTCTGGAGCTGCTTCTTGAATAAAAGCAATAGCATTACTTGCAAGTTTATCCATCGTGATTGCATCATCAGCAATCCTAGCTGTAACAAGCGATCCAGTTGTTATTTTACTTGCATCAAGAGACGGAATATCAACTGCTGCTAAATCAGTTCCAGCAGTAATAATTCCTTTTGCGTTAACAGTAACTTTTTCATACGTTCCAGCAGATACTCCTGAATCTGCAATTGAAAGAACTCCAGCTCCAGAAACAGCTAAAGGTGCTGACGCTGTAGGTACGCTCATTCCACCAACTGCACTTGCTGTTGCAACTGGTAAATCAGAAGCAACTAATGCAGCAGTTGAAGTAATTAATCCTTGAGCGTTATAACTAATTCCAGATCGTGTCGAAGCAGTAACACTATTAGTAATTGAGATTGCACCTAAATTTGTAACTGATAAACCACCTGCACTTGGAACGGAAACCGCACCAACAGCAGAAGTTGTTGCTTCTGGTAAATCACTTGCAACTAAAGCAGTTGTTGAGGTAATTAAACCCTCTGCGTTATAACTAATTCCATTTCGTGCCGAAGAGCCACCTACAACAGCGTTGTTAATCCCTAAGTTTCCACTAGCTACATTTAAAGAACGATCAAGGTTTGAAGTATTTAGTTTGGCGGCTGTAATTGTTCCATCGGTTATTTTTGTTCCTGCAATACCAGTAGCAATTTTTGCATCTGTTACGGCTGAACTTGCTATGGCTGCTGTGTCTACAGCAAGATCAGCAAGCTCACTTGCTCCTACCGCATTAGCAGCAATTTGAGTAGCAGTAATTGTATCGTTAGCAATCTTTGCTGCTGTTACCGCTAAATTATTAATCTTGGCTGTTGTTACATTTGAATCTGTAATTTTAACTGTGGTAACTGCATTGTTTGCAATTGCCGCAGAATCAACAGCATTGTCTGCAAGCTCTGAAGATCCTATTGCGTTTGCAGCAATCTGAGTAGCAGTGATTGTGTCATTAGTTATCTTTGCAGCAGTAACAGCCTGTGCTGCAATCGCTGCTGTATCAACAGCATTATCCGCTAATTCTGTTGCAGTAACAGCATTAGTTGCTATCTGTGTTGCTGTTATACCACCTGTTGCAATCTTTGCTCCAGGTATATCTCCATCACTTAAACTTAACTTCGCATAAGTAACATTAGCGTCTGTAATCTTTGCTGTTGTAACTGCATTAGCAGCAAGCTTTGCTGTTGTCACATTGAGATCAACAATGGCTGCTGTATCAACAGAAGCATCTGCTAATTCACTCGAACCAATAGCATTTGCCGCTATCTGTGTCGCTGTAACTGTGTCATTAGCTAATTTCGCTCCAGTAATAGTTGCATCAGTTATCTTTACTGCTGTTACTGCATTATCAGCAAGCGTTGCCGTAACAATTTGACCTGCAGTTAACGGATAACTCAGTGCTGTAGCAGGAATCGTTCCAGCATCTATAACTCCTATTCCTCTTGTTACTAAAGCCTTTACAGTAATTTGCTTTGTTTCACTTGCGCTAACATCAGCAATAGCCAGAGGGTCTGTCGCAGCAGCACTACCACTTGCTAAAACTGGTAATTGAGTTATCCGAAGATCTGCCATTGCCTTTTGTAATTAATCTTTTTTCATTCTACGTTGGATCTTGAAGATTAAGTGCTTCATTACCTTCAGATAGAACATTACCAGTCTGATTACTTTCTAATGCTATGTCAAAGGCTGGCATCCCATAACGAAGAATAACTGGTCCTGTTGTTAAAAATTCAATTGATGTTTTAATTATATTTGTTGCTTCAACATTAATTCCAATATTAGATACTAAACATTCAGCGTCATACCATACACTTTTTTCACTTGTACCTCCTGAAAAGAAAAGATAAAACCTTCCTAAGAAATCTGCACCTTGATCAATCCTTAATACTAATTGTGATAAATAAATAGGAAATTCAGGAGAAGCTGCAACAACCTCTATTGGATTGTCTTTTTGAAAAGGTTGATGTTCCCAAATACATTCTAATTTCCCTTGCCCAGAAATTGTTCCATTCTCATATTGTCTTTTAAACCTATCTCCCATAATACTTATATCAATATTTTCTCTAGTTGTTGTCATTTCAAACTCTTGAACTTTAGCTAAAGGTCTAAATTTACTTCCATCAGTTTGAATAACTACAGTCTTTGAACTAGAAGGAGTGACAAGAGTTTTAGCATCAGAAGCACTTCCCTTTAAAGCTAAAGAAAATTCATCAAATAATTTTATTCCTCCTACCTCATCAACATAAATAAACCATCTACCATCAGGATGATTATGCCCTGAAACAAGTTCTAAATTTGAACCATCTTGAGTTGCAATTTCTATAATATCTCCCGTAATTAACGATCCATGATCGAAATCAACACTAAATCGTTTCTTGGTTGTATTAACGTCAGCAGGATCTAATTGTGTAACAAGAGGTCTACCTTTTTTCCTCTTTAACTCAATAAGCCCTTCCGATCCAAAATAAATAGCCATTTATGTTATGAGTCCAGTAACAGCTCCATTAACTTCAAAACTAACGTCAGCAGACATTACTTCTCCTACAGAACTTGTCATCGAAAGACTTGTAATGTAGGCATGAAAATGTATAGCAGTATCTGTTCCAGTACTTGGTCCTCCATCTGCTATTTCCAACCTAAATTTAACCGTAGATTTCGTTCCACCACCTTGTTCTCCACCATTTGCTGTAGCAGTCAAAACATTAGTTAAAAGATCTCCTACATCTGTGCTTTGATCATTAGCAACATTTTGCACTCTGTAATAGTAAATACTGCAACTACCTGTTACGCTTCTCATCCCAGGTATAAGTGTTCGATCTGTATCTGCTAAAGAACTCGTTTCAAGTACAGCTTGATTAGCAGTAAAAGACCAAGAACGTACTTTTGCAATCGTAACGTCATTAACTATTAATTTTCCGTCTTGACCTGAATAAAACCTAGACATTTTCCTTAATTAAAAACCTTTGCTTTATTCTAGTCCCCATCGAGACAAGCAACAAAAGAACAAGTGACATTACTATACCCAGGAACCGAACTTTGAAGTTTTGGTGGTCCAGAAAATCTCCATCTCAATCCTCCACTTGATGGGTCTTCATTAGCTAAAGAAGCATAATTTTCATCATCGTATCCTTTTATATAATCATCTAATTGGTGCGATACACCTGAGGAAGAATCAAGGCCAGCAGTACCATTAAATCTATTGAACCATAAATATTTGGTTGGATCGCTTGCTACATCAATGTATTTTTTTACAATTTCAGCAGCTTTAACATCAGTAATATTTGTAAAACTAAGACTTAAAGTTGCATTAACTCTTTTATTTCCATACCTAATAAAAGATTTTGCTCCATTTTGTGCTTCAAAAGTAGTCTGAGGAAACTCCCCTGGACTAAAACTTCGTGAACTAGGTTTTATAGAAGGAAAAGATACAAAGCCCATTAGTTAGTAAAAGAAAAACTTATCTTTTTATTCATTCTATACATCTTCTATTACAAAATGACTATCATCCCATTCAAGAACTTTAGGAGTATTATCAACTTTCCCTGGAACACCTGCATTAACAGGACAATGACTTCCTGCTATTTCAATTAATCCCTCTTCTCCGTAAGCAATTGATTCACATTTATAAATACGATTTGTAACCACGTTATCTGCAACTGTAAAAACAGACCCATACAAAGAACCTTCTTGTGCTTTTCCATTAACGGTTGTTAAATTTCCTGATTGCACCTCTTTTTCTGTTCCAGCTTTCCAATACATAATTGGCTGGTCAGTAAAATCATCACTTTTAGAACTTTGAACTATTCCTGTTGAGCTAATCGTTCCATTTTGGAAGCGTTCTGTATGAGTCGCTTCTGATACAAGTCTAAAATAATCACCAGGGGTTAAACCAAGAACTGCTTCAGGTGTTGTTTTAAAAGATAAACCGTGATCAACTTCTTTTCTTGTTTTTAAAATATATTTTGCATATTTAAGGGCATGATCTCTTCTCGTACAAAAACCAGTTAGATCATAAGTTTCATCTACATCTAATTCATTTCCTCCTTGATCTATTTTGGTTGCATCCTTTTGCTTGTCTAAAGAACCAGCCAATCTAATTCTTATTACTTTTGTTTGAGGAAAATGATTCAAATGATTTTCTCTCCATAAAACAACCGCAGTAAACATCTGCCTTTCTTCAGGTGTTAAAAAACTAACTTTTAAACTATCTTTTTGAATATTTCCGTCAGTAAATAATGCTTTTACTTCAATTGCTTTTCGGTTAATGCCAGAAATTTCAAACGTTTGGCTAAAATATGGAACAGTTGGTTTTAAACTTAATAAACCTCCTTCAACAGTAAAATCTAATAAATTATATTGTGCATTTTGAAATAACCAATCTCTTAAATTTTGCTTATCTGCAATAACACCGTCCCAAGTAAAATTATTCTCATAACAAAATTGAGCTGCTTTTGTCATTCCATCTTTACTAACACCTTTTGCTCCTATTAACTTACCTGCACCAAGATCAGAATCAGTCAACATTGTATAAGCTATTTCAGCAAAATTATTAGTCGATTCATAGTAATCAGTAGTAACAGGTTCTCCATCTTCTTTTATTAAACGTTTTACCTTAACTCCATTTTTAATAAAACAACTAATTTGAGCAAACGCATTCCATTCTTTAGAAGCGTTCATTACTAAGCCTGTATTTGCTAATTGTGTATATGGAATACTTGAATCATGTGTATCTGGTTTTATTTGCTCATTACAATATACGATCTCGTGTTCAGGGTTTGTATCATTACTTAATTGGATTGAATCATATAAAGAAATATCACTAATTGCATCATAAGGATTGATATTGTATTGATAAGCATAAGCATCTGATTGAGCACAATGTTTATTATCATCACTATGTGTATCTCTGTAAGCTTCTCCGTTTGAATCAACTTGAATAGGCCATCCATTATGCTTAGACCCCGTAGGAATAACATAATCATTTTCTGTTGTTGAATTTTCTTTGCCACTAACAATATATTCTTTATTTGAGACTTCATTAGGTGTTAATTTTACCTGCATCCCTTTAAACGAAACAATATAACTTCCATCCCCTACTTTGACGTTATAAGTATTTAGATGCCCGTCAGAACTAAGCATTTCAACTTCTTGATTCATATTATGTCTTCTTACATACGCACCAGGAATCGGTACAAATTTATATTCATATTGTTGAACTGTATCTTCAGGTTGAGTTATACGAATAAAGTTATATTGAGGTTCAGGTGAACGTCCCATTACACAAAAATGTTTTTGTCCATGAGAAATATCTACCCAAGGAAAATCTTTTCCTATCTTCTTTGCAAATAACCTAAAGAAACTATATCTTTTTACATAAGTATTGATACCACCTAAACTTAAAGATCCTCTACCATTATAAATAGTAGACCACCCTGATTCTGTAGGCATACTTGCAACATTTTGCATACCATTAATTAACTGATAAACAAGAGATTTAAGACCTATTTCAGTAACATGACATGCTCTTGTGTTTGATATTCCACCAGCATTTACTCGTTGCAAAGGATAAGTACTTCCTGGGATTTCAACTGCTTCTGGATTCCTATAATCTATTTTATTAAAATATTTACTAGCACTTGCTCCATCAGGTTCTTTTAAATTCATATCTTTTACTGTATATAAAGATTCTTTTACAAACCTATTATTAGAAGCCCATCTTCTATTTGCTGGTTGAGCATTATCTACGTCATCATTAATATCTGATCTTGAACAAATAGCAAAAGTTGTTCCTGCCATATACAACTCACCCATTGAAATATTATCGTCTGCATTTTCTCTAAGAGAGTCAACCATTCCTACAACATCTTCTACACCATGCGGCTCATACGCATTTGCAAAATGATCCTTACTATTACCTTCTCCGAGTTTAGGCATTAAAGAAGAATACCCAACGTCTTTATTAAAAGAATAATTACCAGCTATTTTATAACGAAACTGATCGTCCTCACTCATAGTTACATCACTATGACTAGCAGGTACTTTTCCATTTGCATCAACAACAGAACACCATCTAGTCCAACGTTTTAATAACTTTGCTTTTTTCATTCCTAAAACAGGAATTGCATCGCCAGCTATTCCTCTTTGCTCAAAAACATATTCAAAATTTAATTTAATTCCATTTCCATTACTTAAAGGAGAAAACAAGCCAAATTTTGTTTGAATCCTTGGTGGTTTTGAACCACTAAAATAGGGTTTATAGTCATTATTTTCTTTATCCCATTTAATCCGAAAAGCATCATCTTTTAAGTCTTGAATATTATCAGTATCATCTAAGGTTCCTTCACTATATCTTTCAGTACCATTTCCTTTTGCACGGCCTCCTTCCGTCATAAAGTATAAAGCTATTTTTGCTTGTGTATAATTTTCAAACGTTGTTTCTCCTATTGCAAAACTTGAAAATTCAGGTGAATCACCCAAACCTAAAATTTTACTATCATCATTATCAATACGACTTAAACTACTAACAGCAAAAATTGCTCTTAATTGTTGTGAATTACCAAGACTTTTTAATTGCGACCAAACCAAAGCAGGTTGAACTCTAACTCCTCCTAAATAAACTTTTGAATAATTGCTAGGCGAACCAGGAAGTCCTGGTACCCAATAGCTAACACGACCATAACGTGCGAAAACTATAGGAATAGGATCTCCAATGGTTGCTAACTCTTGTTGGAACGTCCATCCTTGTGTTGGCGCAAATCTTCTTGCATTATTATTACTAGCTGTTGTTATGTTTGCCCCTGGTCCTTTAAGGGGTTTTGGTTTAGGCGTTAATAAATAAGAAATACCTGTAAGAACTACACCAACAATAATTTGAGCTGCTATTACGTTTGAAGCAGCCCAAAGGGTCCAAGCAGCATACGCTTGAGGCATGTTTACGATATATGGAATATGATCGTAAGCTTCAGATCTTTTACCGTTATACGAAAGCGTCTTCTTGACGAACCACCAATATTCTTCCTCTGTGAGACCTACTGTTTCACAAAGTTCTTTTTCAAAGGGTAATAAAACTCGACTACCGAAAGGAGTTCTAATGGCCTCCATACGATTGCCGACTCTCCGCAAATCAGCCATCCACCGTTCCAATAAACAGATAAAGCATAACCACCCTTAAGGCCATTACATAAGGCTATCGTACCTGTTTTTATATCTTTAGTCTTCTTTCCCCACCGTTCTAATTCTTCTCTAAAAACAACTTGATCTTTTTCTCTACGAAATCTGCGATACCAATCTCTTTTTGGTTTTGGAAATTTGATTCCGTATTCAGCTAAAACAAATCGACATAAATTTAAACAGTCAACAGCACCATGTTTTTCAGGATCAGCACCTAATCTGTATTTCATCCCCACTAAATGTAAAGTTTTCATCTATTTAAAATTTCACCTGTAACAGGTAAATTACCAACAATTTGATTTGTATAAACACGATAGGGAGCTTCTAATCCAACAGCATCAATTGCTCCAGCTAAAATAATTTCTACAACATTTGCATCATAAGTGACAGAAGAAACAAGCCAAGTATCCCTTGTTAACACGTTTTGAAGCTGCCAATTGTCATTCATTAAGCAAACAAAAACATCTATATAAGTAGGTGCTATCCAATTATTATCATTATCACCTTTTAAAGATTCTATTGCGTGTTCCATAGATAATTTATTGTTAGCTAAAACGATGGCAGCTTCATTGTTATCACCTGATCTGTTTTGTGTACTTCCTTGATAAATAAAACTTAAAAACTTATAAGGCTCACTAGCATTGAAGCCAGGAAAACCTGGAGTTATTTTTTCACCTACAAGACTATTTTGATAATGTCCATGTTCATTTCCAGCATTATCTGAAATACGAATAAAAGTCGTTAAATTTGTTGTCATAATGCCATCCTTGAACGTGTACTTCTAGAATTTCTCATCTGACTAAAGACTTGAGCTGAACCAGCAGAAGCTCCTTTTCTAGCAGCAGAATTAACAATTTCAGGTATTGCAGATCTAGGAACAAATTCTTCTGAATTAAAGTTTAATACTGGACCTGTGTAATCAATTTGAACAGAACCACCTGGTACGCCACTACCAGAAGCAACCGTTCCACTACCAGGAATGACTGCTTGACCTCTAGCACCTGCTGAGTAACGCTGCATTGCTCCTTGCATCTTAGAGGAAGGAATAATGTATTCATCCTCTCCAGCTTCTGCTATAAGGCTAACCTCAGGTTTTGTGACATAACCCCCTGTTGCTCTAGGAATAATAGGAGCAGTTCTTGGCCCTGGATTTCCAAAGACTCTATCTAATTTAGGGCCAGGTTGGATGTTATTTGCAGGACCACCAAAACTAATGTTTCCAACAAGTGCATTAATTCCAGCAGTTAAAAATGCTCTTGCTATTTGTTTTACAACACTTGCTAACACTTCATTTAATGATTTTGTTCTATCTATAAGTGCTTCAACTGCATTAACCATTCCATCTGCAATTGTAGATCTAATATTTTCATATAATTCTGCTTGTCTTTTTAGCAAATTAATTTCTTCTAACTGTTTTGTAAGTTTCTGCTCATTATCAAATAAAGCTAATTTTTCTTCTTTACTTATATCTTTTGTTACCTCCTTTATTTTTTCATTAAATTCAAAAACTTTTTTCTTAATCTCTGCTTGCTCACTTCCTAACTTAATTGAATCTCTTAAAAAATCTACTTCTTCAGATGCACTTTTAAATTGTCCTTTAAACAAAGAATTTATTGAACTAGAAGAACCCTCACCACTACTGTTTAATGTGTTTGCTGAATCAACTTTTGATGTCATATTCTTTATTCCACTAGCTAATTGACCATAATTAGCTTTTCCCGACATAGCTAACATTATTTGTGTAAAGCCCTTCAACTTTTGACCGTCTATACCATTAATAAATTTAAGTATTCCTTCAAGAAGGTCTAGTAATCCAGTTTCATTTATTAATTGTGCAACAGCAGCACCTAGTTTTGTCATTACTTTATTTAATTCGTTTCCCACACCCTGCATCTTTTCACCAAAAACTTTGATGCTTTTTGCTCCTGCTTCACCTACTTGTCTACTTAATACTCTTGTAGCTTCTGCTAATGCTGCTTGTTTACCTGAAAGTGTTTCTATTAGTTTTAGTCTTTGTCCTTCAGCCGTTCCAGCTAAACCTAAAGACTTAGTTAGTTGGCCTATATCCGCAGTAAAAGGATTTAAAGCTTGACCTAGTTTTCCTATTCCTGCAATCGATTGTTGTATTGCTGAAACAGCAGCAGTAGCAGCAAGACCTCCAGCAAATCCTCCCATTTGCCCAAACATACCGCCTACACCACCACCTAATGCACCAGCAGCAGCAGTAACTGGACCTTGCCCAAATAACAGAGGAAAAGCACCACTAATCATTGCACTTTGAACATCGAAGCCTTTCTTAGCTCCGAACCTCTTGCCCATAAACTGAGTAATAGGATTATTTAAACGTGTCCTATTTCCTTGCGTATCAAAAGAACGTCCACTTGCTATGTTGCTGTACTCTCCAGTAGGAGCAGTAGGAAGATATTGAGGAACACCTGGAAGTTGTGGACCGTATTCAGAAGCTTTAAATCCTGTAGCACCTTTTAGCTTTTCTACTATTTTTTGATTTGCTTTTAATTCTCTTTCGGTTTGTTTTGCCTGTTCTCTATCTATCTTTAGTTTAAATTCTTCTTTCTTTATCAGACGATCCATTAAATCGTTTTCTCTTTGTAAAGTGCCTGGTTGTACTGCACCTTTAATTACATCTCCTGAGAATGGGTTTCTAAAAGCAGGACGATTAGCTGCGTCAGTAATTTGTCCCATTTGCTTTCTTAATGGGCCTACATTTCTTCCTTTTGCTTCTAGTAAATCAATTCTGCTTTGAAAACCTGCTCTAATACCTTGTTGTCTATTTTTCAGATTTAAAGGATTAGCTAATTGCCTTTGTTTTACTATTGCTTTTTCTGCCTTTAACTTCTTCTGTAAAAGAGTTATATCATCTTTTAAAATTTTATTATCTGCTCTTGCAGCTTCTATCTTTCCTTTATCAGCATTACGACCAGCCTCCCTTAACCTAGCCCTAAGTTTGTCCGTTTTAAAACCAGCCTCATTTAGTCTTTGAATTTGATCTCCTAATCTTCTAGTTACCTTTTTTGTTGCAATAGTTCTATCAGCTTGTCTCTTTCTATTAGCTTCTAGTTTTACTTCTGCTGCAGTATTGCCTTTACCTCTTCCAGCCCCTCTTGTTCTACCAGAACCTGTTTGATTCCTACCTGTAATTCTATTAATTTGGCCTTCTAGCTTATCTAATGCAGTTTGACCTTTTTTACTTATCTGTAAATTTATAAACGCATCGTACTGAGCCACTTGTTTTTGCCTAACGATATTTTATTTTAAACCTAAACGCCTCTTTTAGCCTTTTTAAGTTGATTCTCTTGGTCTTCGTTTAAGATTTGAAAGTAAGCAGACCAACCTAAAATCTCTTCTAATGTCATCTTTCTAACCTCTGACAAGGGCGTTCCTATCTCTTTTGCTATACCAAACTGAAGCATTAATAGATTATCTTTTCTCAGTTCTATACTTAGTCTTTTGGGTCAATAGGTTCCTCATCTTCTTCAACTACAGCCAACATAATTTTTTGCAAGTCAGAATCTTTAACTTCGTTCTTTAAAATATCTATCTCACCAGCAGAAAATAATCGTTCACCATTTTTATCTTCTGCTTTTAGTAACAGAAGACGCAGTGCAAACTCGTTAGCATCATCAGTCTTTGCAGCTTTTTGTGCTCTTTCTCTTTCTGCCATTGTTAATGGCCTTATCCACATTTCAAATATAGAACCATCAGAAAGTTCTACTTCTTTTTTAGTAGGTTCTAAGTTTGCAGCCTTTTTCAAACGATCTATTGCTCTTAAGGTAGATCGAGCAGATCTGGCACTTGATGTCATAACGTTTTTTATTACTTTACTATTCTAACCTAATAAACAATAAAAAACCCCGTACAAGACGGGGTCGGTTGAACATTTCCTTTCCAGTTACGATTCTATGACTTACTAAAGTCAAAAGAAGGAACTCCAGCAGGACGGAAGTTAACAGTAACTTCCTGTGCATCATCAGGAGTTACACCTAAAGAAGCAGAAGTTAATGTTGCGTCAAAACTGATTGAACGACTTAATGTGTCACTCAATGTTCCACCACTGAATACACGGTCAATGTAAAGCTTGAATCCAGCACCAACTTGCTGACGCTGAAGAACGTCTTCAATCATTCTGTTTGATAACGCTGTGTCTTCGT